TGAGATAGGTGTATTACGGCTATCTGGATAGAGAGTTTCAGTTTTTAAAAAGACTTCATTGACAATATAAGTTTTTCCAGATCTCCCTCGAATAGCTTTAACAATATTTAATTTGTTTAAAGTTTCTAAGCATGATTTGATTGTAGTTCTACATAATCCAGTATCCTTATGAATTGTTTCATGTCTAAGATCTGCCTTGTATCCATTTTTTTTCCAGGCATATTTCATAACTGATAAGAATACATTTAGACAATGAGATTTTTTCTCTCCATCTAAAATATCCATATGATGATATAATTTATAGGTTATGTGTAGAAACCCTCGTGATGTGTTCATTATTTTTCCTTTCGTTTTGTTGATTTACATAGTGTTTTGTGGTGGTCGTGCAAAGTTCTTAATATTTCTACCCATTCATTCTCATTCATAAGCTGAAATTCGGTCTGAGAGCTGCGTATACGCTTGATCCTAAAGGTTAGGCTTGTGTTGTCCAGTTCCTTATAGAACACTAAAAAGCAGGGTATATTTAGGCGACTAGCGATGATCTTTGAGAGGGTTGTAGCCTTAAATTTCTGACCTTTGTCATAACAAGTCTCAATAATAGCTAAAGGTTCGTAACAATACATACAGCATTCAACAGAATCTACATCGATGTAAGCAATTCCGTCATATTTTCTGTGCCAATCAGAATATTTTCCATTACTAAAAGCGTAAACATCTCTAGCCATTTTTTAATCTTTCTTTTAAATTTTGTATCTCAAAATCTTTTAAGTTCATATGTGTTTCAAGATCATCAATTATTTTTTTTAGTTTTTTAATTTCATCTTTTAATTTTTTAACTTCTTTAGGATCTATTTCATCAAAGATTCCAGAGTATGTCATTTTTCGTACAATATTTTTTTAACTACTGATTTTGGATAAGCAGTTATGTTTCCAATAGATAGTTTGTCATCATCATAAGAAAAAGATGTAAAGATTTTTACTATTTTAGAATCTTTATAATATAAATAACCAACATCTTCACACCAAGAATAACTAAACTTATCAACATCAGTAAGATCATCATACCATTGGGAAGATGAGCAAATATCTTGCCAAATAATACGCACCTTTTTATATGGTAGTTTTTTTTTATTCATTTTCTTTCCGTTATACAATTAAAATTATCCGTTGACAACATTAAAAAATCATTATAATTAGTGTAAAAAAACAGATTGGAAAAAATGGAAAAAAATAAAATAAAAAAAGCATTTTCAATATTTAATGGTGGTGAAGGTTTAGATCATTGGTCTTATTCTTCTACCAGTACACCCTTTGCAAAAAATCTAATTGGTTATACTTTCCCACAAGAAGTAAGAAGAACATTTGCATTTAGATATAAAGCAAACTTTGGTAACCTAGTTAATAATGTGGTTCAGAGAATGATTGCAGATGTAATTTATAAATCAAAAACAATTAAGCAAGATGAGTTTACAGAAGAAGATAGAAGCTACCAAAATTGTTTTAAAAAAGAATTAGAAATTATAAATGAAAAAGAACCAGTAGATGCTAAAGATAAGTTTGGCAGAGAAGCGATGTTGAAGTTTGCCGAAGATTGTATTCCAATTACAAAGAAAGTTGTCCAGGATATTATTGGTAAAGAAAAATTAGTTTGTGAAAGGTATGTCGAGCAAAAAGAAATGACTATGATTAAACCTGTCATTGGTCGTATAGATTATGAAAGTAAAACAAAATTTATAGAACTTAAAACGAAGCCACCTAATTTAAGAAAAGTAAAAGGTAAAGAAGAGTGGAACATGATAACTCAAGATCTACCTACTGAACCTACAATTGAAAACTTAACACAAACTTCATTCTACTACATGGCAACAAAAAAAATACCTTACTTGGTATATGTTAATGACAAAGATTATATTATCTTTGACCAAAGCCATGAGTTAATGAAGGCAGATCATTTGGAATATCTTTATTTTAAAATGGTTGAGAAGATCTTACTTTGGGAAAGAATGATTATGTTTGCCGAAGGTAAGTTGGAAACATTAGCAATGATGATTGAACCACCAGATCTTAATCACTTTTTTTATTACAAAGATTTAGCAGATGAACAAAAACAATTAATAACCAAACTATGGGGAGTAAAATATGAGTAGAGAAACAAATAACATATATAAAATGGAGAATAAAAACATGGGAAACATACATAAGAAATTATACAATGCTTGTAATCATGCAAGTGGTGTAAAGAAAGCAAGTAAAGTTAAAGGTATGCCTTTTAATCCTTTATTGCACGATGACGTTCAAAGAGTTGCAATGGCAGCTCTATTAGAAAATGGATTATATCCAACTTGTAATTACATTACAGATGTAACAGACAAGTTTGTAATCGTAACTTGCACTATGAAAATAACTGACGTTGATGAACCAAGTAATTTTATTATAATTGATGGTTGTACTGCAATGGGTGGTTTAGATAAATATGGAACTGGTCAAGCTATGTCATACAGTAAAAAGTATGCTTTCTTAAACGCATTAAATCTAAAGACAGGAATGGATTTAGAAGATGGTTATAATGCAAAACCATTTAAACAAAATTCTTCAGAGCCATCTGTAGAAGCAGAACCACAATATACTGATGATAGTATAAATGTGGAAGAGATAAAAGATGAACTTAAAAATGCTAAAAGTTTAACAGAGTTTAATTCTGTTAAGTCTAAGTATAGAGAGCAAGTCCAATATCTAATTAAAAATAACTTACGAGCATATAAACAAGTAGCAGACGCTGCTGGTGTTCGTGAGGTTCAACTAAAAAATAATCAATCATAAAGATTGATATAACTAAGGAGTAAAGAACATGGATAAAATATACATTAACCTAGTAAAAAACCCAGATTGGAAATCTCCAGCAGATAAAGTTCCAGTTTATATTGGTCCAAAAAACATGAAACATCCAGACAAAAACTGGACAGTTGGAGTAAATGTTAATGGTCAATGGTACAACCAAGCTGCGTTTCCATCTAAAGATAAAGATGGCAATGTTAAAGAAGGTGAGTTGACAATAATTTTAACACCAAGTGGAGCAGGAAAAGCTACTAATAATAGCTTTGCAAAAGCAAATGATGGTGCTAATAACGAATATACTTTCTAATTAATTAGAATGTATCAAGCAGGGTGGGGTTTTTTTCCCTTTCCGTTTTCCCCACCTTGCTTAAAAAAGGATTTAATATGACAGATAATATAAAAGAACCCAAACATTACGTAGCAAATAAGATTGAACCTATTGACTTTATAATTCAAAATGAATTTGATTTTTGTGAAGGCAATGTAATTAAATACATTTCTAGATATAAAAGAAAAAATGGTATTGAAGATCTTAAAAAAGCCAAACAGTATATAGATTTTTTGATTAAAAAAGAAGTTGAAAAAAACAAATAAATATGACAAAATTTAAAAGAATTATCAATGGAGAATGTCATTTTGAAATGATTGAATTTTTTGATGATATACAAAAGGCTACTAACACTCAAAATAGAGGTGAGTTAGTAGAATGTAAAATCGATAATTTAAGATTCGATTCTACAAAAGTGAAAAAGGAGCATGATGGAAAACATCAAAGTGCGTCTACAAAAGTTGAAGGATCTTCAAGCGAAGAAACACGAGAAGTATCTGGAAGCAAAACAAAAAGCAAATAAGTATCAAAAAGATTCTTATAGATTGTTTTGGAAAATAGAAAAGACGCAAGAGCAGTTGTTATCATTTAAATAGATAATAACTAAGAGTTGAAAAAAAAGAAAGGAAAACGTAGGGGATCTATGACCATAAATATAAATCAACATTACAATAAACATATTAAAAATTTAAACCAGAATCACTTTATCTATAAAGTAAAGAAAGCATTCTACCTTCTAACAAACCAAGAAGAAAGATTATATGAGGTAGGGTTTTCAGAGGGGTTTTTATATGCAGCAGAAATGCTACAAAAGAAACCAATAATAGATAGCAATGTTAAACATAAAGTTGGTATCAAATATAAGAATGCAAACATAGAAGTTGTTTCTAAACTTGTAGATAAAGTGTGTGAAAGATATACTGTTAGCAAACATGATGTGTTTAGCAAAGGTAGAACTTCAGATGTAGTTAGAGCAAGAAGTATTGTCTATAATCTTTTACATGAAGAATATAATGTAAGCATATCTTCAATGAGTAGAGTGTTTAACCAGGATCACACAACTGTATTACATTCTCTAAAAAATAAAATAGAGAAGAAACGATATTGGAATCCTGGCAATACTATTTGGGATGAGTTTGAAGAGTTAAGAAAAATTACTTTTTAAATCCAGACTTCATATTTTTGTAAGCCTTCGCAGAGATTGTGCTTTTAGCTTTACTTTTTGAAGTACCAGATTTTTTTTTCTTATTTATATTATAGTAAAGACCCTTCTTTGCGATCTTACCAGTAGCTGTTTTGTGATAACCTTTTTTCATTTTGCTCCTTATGTTGTTTAACTTTTAACTCACAGTAGTTGTCAAAGCAAGAACCTTCTTTACCATCATGGCAAAAATATTGTTTCTTTGCAGTTACTATCCAACCACCATTATCACTCATTAATTGTTTGTTACATTCTTTACAGTAACCACAAATTAATATTTGAACCTTTGGTTTTTTCCAACCTTTTTTTTTCATAGGTGCGACATCATGTTACATTTTTTTAAAATCTCAATGTGATATACTACACTTAATTTAAAAAAAACCATAGGAGAAAAAAATGCGAATAAAAGAAAACGAAAACAAACCAATAAAAAAAATAATAGGAATAATATTTATTGGTGGTGGATCGTCTTGGTTTCAAGGTGATGATGAGGGTAAAGTTGCTGTTCAAGCAGCAAAGATATGTAAAGCAGATTGGAAACATTTATTTAAGTTTGAAAAAAATCATGTGTTTCCTGTCAATCTTTTTGATGCTTCAGAAGGTAAACATGGTTGGCATTGTGATATGAATATGCAAGTTACCTGTGATCAAACAGATAAACCATTTCCAAAAATTAAAACTGTTTACGCAGCTTCATAATATTTAATAATTTAAGGCGATCTGAAATATGGTCGCCTAACACTTCCATCTTCTTCTTGCTTGTCTTATTCTAGAGTTAGGATCGTTTCTTGTTTTAGCTGATGATCTTTTAAGTTGACCAAGAGATCTTGCACAATAAGATTTTCTTCTTTTAGCTGCTTTAGATCCTGCTTTAACTTTACCTGTTACTGCTGTCTTTAATTTACTTCCTGGATTGGCTCTTCTATATGCTCTTACACCTTTAGCTGTCATACCAGCTCCAGATTTTGTTGGTCTGTAGTTTGCGTTTTTACCTTTAGTAGTTTTTCTAATAGCCATAATTATTCTTTTACTATTTTTTTAATTGCTTTGCTACCATCAAGATTATTTTCTAACTCTGCTTTTACCTTATCACATTTGTATTCTACATTATTGTTAGCTGTACGTTCAGCAACACGTTTACCTTTTAGACAATCTGACATAGCTGGTTGAATACGATGTTCAGTTAATTCACCTGCTACAAACATACATAAAGCAACAACACTACTGATGACTTGTTCCATTGGCTCTTACCTTATCTTTTAGTTCTTCAATATCTTTTAATGCTTTTTCTAATTGATCTTTTAAAAATTGTATATTAACTTTATTAGTCATATTTTGTTCTTGTGTTATTTGTAATTTTTCAACATCTGCAAACACAGATTCTAAAAGCATAAATTGTTCCTGGTCGGTTGGTTTTTGCTCACTTTTCTTGAGTAAGTCTGCTTGAAATAATTCTCTTGATGTCTCTAATGATGTTAATCTACCTGTAAGTTCAGTATAAGCAATTACACCTGCTACTACACCAAAAATTATCATAGCCATATTACGTAATGGCATACTTACAGATGTATTGTCAGATATTTTCATTTAGCAACCTTACCTTTGTTAATACCTTTTTTAATTACATAATCTTTAGTACCATTAGCACCATGATTTACTTCTTTTTTAAGAAACTTAAATAAATTCATTTCTTTTAATTTCTTTTCAGTATGCTTTATAAAACTTTCTAATACTTTGTGATCTCTCATTTTCTTTTTCTCTTTTTTCTTAATAGTTTAACTCTTGATTGCCATAACCATGAAGTAAATTTAACAGAATAAGTTTCTAACCATGAAAACATATTATCTACTGCACTAAAAAAATTATAAAAAAATTTATCAATCATCTTCCTTGACCCTTGTATCTAGTTTGTTTTTTTTGTCTCTTCTCATTTTTATTTTGATTTTTCTTATGTACTCCTGGTCTTTTTTTAGGTTTATCTCTAGGTACAAAGTGTGTAAATTTTTGTTTAGCCATTACTTTTTCTTTTTATATTTTTTTTTCTTTTTCTTTTTACCTGTTTGCTGTGCAAGAAGAGTAGGTTTCTTTTTACTATATTGTGATACGAACATTGTTGGTACTTGATTACTCATTATTTCCTCTTAATTAAATCTGTTGCTTTTAAACCATAGACAGAAGCTATGACACCCACGAAAATTGTTTGATACCAAAATGGAAGAGCAGAAAAATACTCAAAGAATAATTTCATCTTCTCCATATGAGTTGGATCATCTGACCATACAGAAAATCCCAACATTAAAATTGGCATCGAAAGTAGAATCAAAATAAATTCGTCTTTCCAATCTGAGTTTCTAGATTCTAATAACTTACCTTGATATTCTGCTTTGCCTTCTGCCATTTTCTGAGCATGATTCATTTGTGCGTCTGCCATAAGCATCTTAGTTTTCTGCTTGTTCTTATAGATATGACTACCTGCTTGAACAGCTAATTTAATTGCACTTAACCACATCTTATATCTCCTAGTATTGGTTTGTATTTTGTCTTACCATCTTCTTTGTAAGCTCTCAAGAATTGTTTTCTTGGTTTATCTGCTACACTACAATGCACCCATCCACTTGAAGGTTCACCAATCGTATAAAATTCAAGGATCATTTGATCCCACCCTTCTATATTATCTTTTATCCAATAAGCAAGATCGGCATTATCAGTTCCAGGTACTTCAAAATCTACAGCTTCAGCTTTGCTATGTTGGCTATTGATTGAGCTGCCTATCTTAACACATAGCTGTTCACTACGAAATCCAGACGTTATAATTACTGGACCAAATTTATCTCTAACAGGTTGAAGTAAAGTCTCGCAAAGGTTTTGTAATTTTTCAATCTGATCTGAGTTAGGCTCATTAGCTATACCTAATCTAATAGCTGTATCTGATTTAGTTAGTTCTTGTAGTGTAAAATTTTTTGATAATTTCATTCGTATATAATCCTTACGTTAAGTTTCTTTTGTTCTTTAGTTGCTCCTCTAGATATAAATGTTCCTTTAATATTTCTTTTATATCCATCAGCAGGAATATTTTTTGAATTATTTTTTCTATAATTTTTAGATTTAACATCGTAAGCAGTATACTTACCTGTTATCATATTTAAAGTAACAATATCTACTGGACCAAGACCACCTACAGGAGTAAACACTATTATATTGGGATTTTCTGCAAGACGAGCTTGAGCTTTAAGTTCAGATGTTAATCCTACTACTGCAGTTTTTCTTCTATTAGCCATTGTATTTAAAAAATCCTATAGCTCCAGCAACAACACTACCAACAGCTAATAAAACTTTTAAACCACCTTTACTTTTATTTATATTTGCTTTTACTTCAGATACATCTTCTTTTAATTCTTTCATATCTTTTTTCATTTCATCAATTCTATTAAATAAAGTTTTCATTCTTTCTGCACAAACTTTTTCATGGTATGATATTCTGATACCATTGTGATCTTCTAAGTTAGATTTATGTGATTTTTTTTTAAGCATCATCCCTTTTTATTTCATTACAAAAATAACTTACATATAATTTTTTTTCGTTAAATTTTTTTTCATATTGATTAGTAGTTTGAATGGTTGCTACTGCACCTGCTTTAACACAATCACTCCAGGAATTAAATTCTACTGGTGATACTGTTGTATTGTTACACATCCCAGTTATTGCTGAACAGATAGTGTAAGCTAATACAAATTTCATAATTAATATTGAAGTGAAACACCTCTAATTCTAGCTTCTTTAGAACCAGATGCTTGATTAGCAAAAGATATTTTGTATTTTAATTGTGTTCCTGCTGTAACAGACAAGTCATTTATTTTAGCCATTTTAATACCTGTTGAATAATTTGGTAAAGCTGTAAGTGTAGCAGTAGTAAAATTAGCACCATTATCTGCTGATAATTGTAAAACAATATCTGTATTTAATGCGTTAACACCTGCTTGGTCTTGATAAGTAATAATCGCACCCATTTTAGATGTACTTGATGGTGCTGTAATTACGTTAGATAATACATTACCAGAAGCATTAACAGTAGTTGTTGGGAAATAACCTAAAGGTTGGAATATTGACATACCATAATTACTATTTCCACCTGTTGTATTTAAAATTTGAAGTTCAATGTATCTTGCACTAAAATTGGGAACATTATCTATTCTTACAGCCCAATTTTGATAACTACCACCATTACCACTAAAATTGACTTCGCCTGACGCATTTCCAGTAGTAAAAGTTTTTTGTTTACTACTATCCACAGCTAAACTTGAGCCATTAGTACCATTTGTAAAATTTAAAGGAAAATAATCTGAACCATTTTCACTATATCTAACTTTCCATTTATTAACATAAGAAGTATAATCCATTCCACCAATCCACATACCACCACCAAAGTTTTTTACTTCTTTATAATCTAATCTCATTATTTGACTTGAACCAGTTGTATTAGCGTATGAGTGTAAAGAGTTTGTAGCTATACCTGCTGTTGCAGGAAAAAAACTAGTAGATTGATTAGTATAACTTGTTGCACCACCTGTCCAAGAACCTTCTACTTTGTATTGGTAAGCAGATGGTGTTGGGTTAGCAATATCAATTTCAGACGCAGTTGTGGGTGTGATTGAATAAATAGAACCAATATATTCGTCTGTACTTCTACCTGAGTTTGTTGCTGTGCCAATCCCAGAACTGTCTTGAAATATATCAATAAAACTAGAATTAGTATTGTAAGCAACAGCATTTTCAGCCGTTGCACTTCTTAAAGCTACTGTTGATAAATCATTAATAATGTTAGTGTCGTCAAAAGATGTTGCGTGTTGAGATACTGCACTAGCAGGTATTCTAGCATCTGCAATAGAACCACTTGTAATTTTACTAGCGTCTATATTTGGAATATCGTCTGCTGTAAAACCACCTGATATTATATTTGCTAAGTCTCTTGCTTTTGTCATATTTTATTTCCTATCTTGCTGTACATGGTA